AGAGAACGGTACTGTTAGGGATGTTATTGAAGTTATAAGAAGAACTACAGCAATAGCTAAAGGTGTCTACAGTGGCAATAACTTAGATGCTATTATGGTTTACGGCTATCCTTTGTCAGGAACACCTAAGGCTATGCTAGATCAAGTTTGTAACGACTACGAGCTCCAGTGGAGGATTGATGGGGAGTCTCTCTACATCACCGACTCAGAGACTATTGAAAACAATTCAGAGGATTTAGCTGTTGTTATAGGCCCAGAGACAGGCCTTATAGACAAGCCTTATTTTTTCTCAGGTAGTGACACTAAATCAAAAGACGACGAAAAAGCAAAGAAAGGTGTTAGGTTCACTGCCCTTCTAAACCCTAACGTCAATCCGGGAACCCTTGTTAAAATAGAATACAAAGGTGTTCAGACTTACGTAAAGGTAGAGGAAGTAGAATACCAAGGCGACTTTAGAGGTAACGCTTGGTACATACACTGCACTTGTTCACTGAGGGGTTAAAATGAGGGAATTATCACTACCGTCTGTTCTAGAAGACTTCTTTAACTATAAGACATCTGAAATGTACACGAGTATACCTTGCCGTGTCATCACAGTTCGTGTTGAACTACACGACCAAAGAGTTGACGTACAGCCTTTAACAAATAGAGTCTTACCAGATAAGACAGAGAAAGAACAACCACCAATAATGAATGTGCCTGTCATATTTCCAGCATCCAAGACAGCCGCTATGACGTTCCCTGTTGATGTCGGAGACACAGTGCTGTGTGTGTTCAGCCAGAGATCAACAGACGGGTTCAAGGCAGGCTCAGGGGCTTCTACGTACACACCACAAGATAGGCGTAGGTTTAGTATCCGAGACGCTGTTGCAATACCGGGACTTTTTCCTTTCGAAGCTGCAGTAAACAATCCAACTAAACGGAAGTGGACTCACTCTACTAGAGATATGGTTCTTGTCAATAACATCGGCAAAGAGACTGAGTGTGAGTTTAGACTGAAAGAGAACGGCAACATAGAAATGAGAACCGATCAAGACTTTTACGCAACATTTAATGACGGGTTAATTGAGTGCAACAACTTGACAGTAAATGCTGCAGGAAACTTTACGGTTGTAGCTGGAGATTCAATTTCCATGACTGCAGCAAGCGATCTAAACCTACAAGCAACAAACTGGACTGCTGACATATCTGGAGCTACAAACATAAACTCACCCACAACTAATTGGACAGGTATATTCAACCTTGCAGGTACTCTTGCAATGTCTGGAGGGGGTGGTGGGGGCGGGACAGCCACTATCAACGCCCCGCTGACAATCAACAATACAGTTACGGTGGTTGGTGGGGATGTAGTTGCTGACGGTGTTGGTCTTAAATCACACAAACACAGTAACCCAGAAGGCGGAAGCGTAGGATCATCTGCAGGATAAGGAGAGTAAAATGGACATTCTTTTAGATGAAGACACACATGATGCTGTCTTTGTAAACGGGGCTACACCAATAACAAGCTCAGTGTCTGAAGGTCTTAAACAGAGACTAAAGATAAAGCTACTAACCTTTAGAGGGGAGTGGTTTTTAGATACAAACTACGGTACGCCCTACTTCCAAGAGATTTTAGGCAAGAATCGCTCAAAAGGTACGCTCGATCTCATATTTCGTCAAATACTAACTTTAGATAAAGACGTTGTTAACATAGTGAGGTTTGAATCAAAGCTGTCCACCAACCGTGTATACACTCTTACCTTTTCAGTGGTAGGGCGTGATGGCATAACAATCGAAATTAGAGAACTTGAGGTAGGAATATAATGGCAGGCTTAACAGATCAAGGCCTTGAAATAAAGAGGCTAACAGAAGTTCGAGAGGGTTTAAGACAAGAGGCTAACAGCCTATTCAGCGATCTTGTGGAAGAAGGTGACATTCTTGACACGAGTTCTGCCTCAACTATTGGTCGCCTCATCGGAATGGTTACACCGTCTCAGTCAGATATCTGGGAAGCCATCCAACAAGTGTACTCTTCATTTGACCCCAACTCCGCCTCGGGTATCGCCCTAGATAATCTCGTAGCCTTAGCTGGTATTGTGAGAAGAGGTGCTGTTTTCTCGACCGCAAGAGTGTTGCTCCAAGGTGACTACAACGTTGTAATACCCTCAGGAAGCCAAGTCAGCTCTAGCTTTACTAACAACAGGTTTAGAATCCCAAACGATGTTGTGTTAGATGAAAATAACGTTATTGGTTTTTCTTGTAAAATTCAAACAGTTCAAAACTCAACGCTTTACAACGTTGTTTATAATGGTGTTGACTTGTCTTACGTATCTAATGCCGTAGCAACAGAGTCGGAGATACTCCAAGGTTTGGCTACCTCCGTTAATGGTAACTATGGGACTTTACTTACAGCAACCGTTGAGGGAGACACGCTACGAGTAATCTCAGATGACTTGGTAGTACAAGCGAGTTACAAGCTTTCAAGCAACTTATACTTTTTTGGTGTTACAAAGACTGTAACCTCTATCAGTACAGAGTCTGGGCCGATAACACAAAACCCCCTGACTATAAATAGAATATCTACACCAATTTTCGGATGGAACTCAGTTGTTCAGCCTACGGCTGCTATAGTAGGTTCTAATAGAGAAACTGATTCTGTATTAAGGCAAAGATTTTCTTATGGTAAGTTTACAAGGGGCTCTAATATTCTTGAAGCACTCTATTCAGACCTTATATCACTTGACAACGTTAAGGAACTTGTAATCTACGAAAACGTTACAGACGTAGTAGATAACATGGGCATACCGCCCCACACCTTCATGGTTCTTATTCGTGGTGGGCTTGAACAAGAGATTGCAGAGTTAATCTGGGCAAACCGACCCGCTGGTATTAGAACTCATGGTAATACTTTCTACCTTATTAAAGACATCTTTGGAAACCTAAAGGAAGTTTACTTTCAAAGGCCTAGGTTCGTAGATATCTTTGTTACACTAGAAGTCAGTGTAGATGATAACTTTCCGCCAGATGGTGTTGAACAAATAAGGGCGGCTCTCTTCGACTACATTAAGTCAAATGCCGTTGTAGGTAAGGGGACAACTTACTCTAGGTTATACACACCAATAAACTCCGTTGCTGGCCATCAGGTTGACTCCCTGTTTCTTGGGTTGTCTGCAAACCCTACAGGCACTGGCAACGTAACCATAGATTACGATGAACTGGTTAAACTAGAAATAGGCAATATCGAGGTAAACGCGGTATGATTAAACAAATACCCATCGCCACCTTCATAGGTGAGGTTAACCCCTTTAATATGGTGGACTACAAGGCGGAAGTGGTTGAGTTGTCTACGGTCCAGTTTAAGAATAGGATTATTTTTAACAGATACCTAGACTTACTAATAACAGGCCAAGTTGAGTTGCAAGTTGTTTTAAAAGACTTAATGCAAAACCGAAGCCTAGATAGTGCTATAGGCGCTCAGTTGGATGTTATTGGAAGAATAGTTGGTCAACCTAGACAACTATTCGACAGTGTTATCATAAGGTACTTTGGTTTTGCTGGTACGTCTGGTGCGTCCCCCTACAAGTCTAACTCGAATACAACAAGAACTTTTGGCCCTTGGAAAAGCGTTAAAGAGTCTTTACTTGGTTTTCGGGAGTTAAACGACGAAGAATATAGAAGGCTTATTAAGCTTAAGATTATAAAGAACACATCCAGCGCAAATATAACAGCACTCAATGATGGTGCTAGAATACTCTTTGGTGTTGACAATATAGACTATCAAGAAGATGTACCTTTAGACTACCTAGAGGGTGCGGCTGTAACAATAGGTATAGGCCGTGACTACAACGACCCAGAAAAAGCAGCATTCTCTGGCTTGGACGAAATAACCTTAGCAGAGAAATTTTTAAATCGACCTCTAGGCGTTGCCATCTACTACCAAGAACCTCTAACATTCTTTGCTAACTTCGTTAAACAAAGATACCAAAAATTTGTTTTTGGTTTTAGTGGTCTGACGCTAGTTCCTTTTGAAACTATGTTTACATTTACTAGGCCTTACACAGAAACCTACACAGGCTCTACAGGAGCTGTAGAGACAGCCGCCATAGACGAACCTAGGTTTAGTTATACTAGTGATACCCTAGAGCCTGTAGGCCTTCTAATCGGGGATGACGAGGTGTTGACACACACTTGGGGGCTAGAGTTAAACGACTCACAAGGAACTTTTAGAGTAGAACTCGAAAGTTACAACACAAGTGCTACCGAAGTCGTTATGGTTCTTGAGGGGAACGGCTTTAAGATGGTTCTGTTTAGGCAGGACACATACTGGAAGCTTAGAGTAGAAGAAGGTGCAACAGACAATTACGAGATGGTTACACTAGCCACAGACGACAATATTATTGTTAACATATCCTACACGCCAAACGGTGTTTACTTCCTTGTGGATTCTATCGAAAGATTTTTACCTTTTGAGTATGTCTACAACGCGACTAACCTGAGAGGGTTTGATATGGTTGTTGGTGGAGACTTCTTAAACAACTCTGGGGTAACTTACGACCACTTTAACGGTGCTTTAAAAACCATAGGTTACTTAAGACCTTACATAGGTAAAAACGAGAAAGCTGTTGTAGATGGGATGCAAATAACAACAGAAGACTATGAAAGAATTCTTAATGAGTTTGGCGAGGCCTTAAACAACATAATTTAAGGGAGTAGAAAGATGGCTGACGAGATTACAGTAAAAATTAGTGAGCTCCCCGGTGCAGGTGTTCTGACAGGGATTGAGTTGGTTCCACTAGTACAGGACGGAGTAACAAAAACACGTTCCATACAAAATATTGTAAGTGAGGGCGTCTTAAAGTTTCATACAGACGCCAGCGATCCTCACGACCAATATGCTTTTAGAGTATTAAATAACCTCTCAGCTACAACAGACCCGTCAGCAAACAATGATTCTTCTGAGGGGTACGCGGTTTTATCTCGTTGGGTAAACATATCCACTGCAGAGATTTGGTTGTGTGTTGGCAGCGAGGTAGGCAACGCTAACTGGCAGACAGCTACCTTATCTATATCAGACTTAGGTTCTGCTGCCGTTGCTAATACGGGTGCTGGTAACGGTTTGGAT